CACCAGGTCCCTATTTGTTAACCCCCGGCAGCGATTTCTCCGGTGTTCTTGATACGAACTGGAATGTATATAAACTCAACAGCTTTTACCGGTTCAATAGCAATATCAACATACAGTTCGTTACGATCTATACGTGCAGGAGTGTTGTTTGACGCATCGCACACCACTAGATAGTCATAGAGACCACGTTTGGCAACCAGGTCAATCATTAGGCCGTCAATTGAGTTCTTGATCTGATTACGAGTGATCTGATCATTTGGTTCAAACAAATACTGCTTGCCAATGATATCTAAACGTCCACGGATAAATGCTACCAAACGTGCCACATTGATACGGTCCAGTGCTGTGGTATTGCTTGTGGTGGTTTTGTTACCAAAATTAGTGATGCCAACACCGGGAATAAACGTAATTGGATTGATTGCATTTTCATACAGGACATCACGTAGGCCTTGTCGCACACCCAATGACTGAAATTCGCCTGAGGTAGCGTTGATGTAACCTAACTGTATAGCATTGTCAATAACACCACGACGTGTACCGGCTGGGGCAAACCAAGGGAATGATACTTCGTCACTGCGAATAATTGTACGGATCATCATGTGACTTGGTGCAGTAACCACTGGGCTACCACTCAAGTCAGTTGTTTGGCAGCTTGGGTAGAATACACCCATATACTGATTGCCAACTGTTAGACCGTCACCGGTGTCGAGTCCTAGTCCGTTGTTGTTACCGGCCCAGAGCAAGATGTCTTGTGGATCCAAACGCAGTGGTGTGTCGCCAATGACAAATCCTGTGTTGTTGCGCTCGTTGTTGAGTGCAATCATGTTTGGCATCAGTTCTGGATATGCCGGAGTTGCCATCAAGTTGAACTGACGCTGTTCTTCACGCACGTCTGTGTTGGTATCAATGCCAGACTTCAATGCAGCCACAATCATAGCACGTTGTGCTTGACGACCCATGTACGGAGCACCATTGGCTTTTAGGCCACTGGCTGTTACCCAGGCATTGGTCACTGTGGGCAGTGTATCGTCTGGATAAGTGTCTGCGTTGAAGTAATCAACTTGGAAACTCTTGACATTGTATCCACTGCGTCGTGTGTTGAACAACAACATGCCTTGTGGATACAGTGCTGGATTTGGAGCATCCAAATCCAAGTAATCGCTTGTTAGCAGACTAGTAATTGTTGGATAAGCACCAGTGATGGGATCTGTGTCACCGTTTGGTGCCCACCGTGCATCAGCAAACAACACACCATTTTCTGTGGTCTGGTCTGTGTTGTCCAGTGCTACCCACTGATCTACTCCGTTAACAGGCTGCCAACGGTACATCTTTGGATAATTTTCTAAATCACTTGTATCAACCCATAAGTCACCGTACACCAGTGCTGACTCTGACTCGTCTGTTTGTGTAGTAGGTGCTGTGGCACTGATGATTGGACCTGTGGCATTGGTTGTGCTCAAATCATAACCACGAACATCGTTGGTTACGTTTTGATAGCCTTGCCATTCACCGTTGTCTTGGATCATGATATCCACTTGGTCAACTGCACTGTAATACCATAAGCGACCTTCTGCTGGATCTTGATCCGGGGCCGTATCGCTGGCAGTGTAGGTAAATGTTGGTGCGGTGACCCAGTTACTCAACACTAGACCACTTGCAACTCCATCCACGTACTCGGCGCGGCAGCCACGTACATTAGCAGTAAAACCAGCTGTGGTAATAGGTGTACCTATTACATTGCGTAATACTATTGTACCGCCTGCACTGTGTGTAAACACCACTGCGCCTGCACTGTTAAGAGTTGCACTGACATATGGAATATTGGCAGCACTGACTGCGGCAATAAAATCTTCCACTGTGGTTCCCAGGAGTGTTGCTGTAGCACTTGGAGTATTGATTGAGCCTGGCTCTGTTCCTAGAATTGTAAAAGTATTGCCGGACACAAATGGTCCTGGAGTGTTTGTGTTGCCAGTAATTTCAGTTGCACCAGTGGCAAAGCGTTCAAATATCTCTATACTAGATGTATTGTTGCGTAAACTGTTGACCTTGCCGTAGGTGCTGCCGGCAGGAATGTTTTTGCCGCCACCGCTGGGGTCTGCGGTGTATAGTTCAGTTGCTTCGCTGGTAAACAACGGGCATGCCTGAGTAATAAATGCGCCCAGGATGCTACTGTATTGTTTAACTACCAGTTGTGCACCTTGATTTACATCTGAAATCTTCTGCCACACACTGCCGGTTGGATGTGGTTGAGTCTGAGTAGAACCCCAACGTGGAACTGTGTAACTAGGGCTTGGCTGGTATGCAGGAGCATAAGATTCACCAACAGGCATGCCCAGTGATGTCAGCGGGGTTCCAGTAGTATTTGCCAAAGAAATAATGCCGCCGTTGCCAGTGCTACCGTCGTTGCTGGCAGTAGAGTCTGCATACAGATACAGCCTGCCGTTGATAGTGGCTGCATAAACACCGGTAATCGCTGCATCGTTGATTAGATCAGCAATGCCATCGACTGTGTTGTTGGGTGCGGCTGGCACAGTAATTGTTACATCGTTTACAGTAAATGAATTTCCCTGTGTCAGTGTAACTGGCGTTCCTGTCCCTGACACTGTGGGCCAAGCTGTTTTCCAATCATCTGATCCAACTAGAACCCAGGTGTTGTACAGGTCTGACAGTGCAACTGCATTGGTCTGTGCCGACGTTGGGCCACCGCGTTTGTAATAACCTGGGTTAAAAGTACTAGTTGCAGTGATTGCATAGTTGCCAATACTGCCCACTGTTTGCAATGGAACTGTAGTGCCGGTTTCTAACTGCGTTGTACTGGTAATTACAATAGGAGTTTGCACAGTGAACGCACCTGTAGTGATGTTCCATTCAAAAATTCCCCACTCCGTGTTGGTGGTATCTAACCAATAAGTGTTGTTTGCTGGAGCACCCAATGGACGTGTTAACGATGCTGTCAGTTCTGTCAAGTCGATGTCAGCACGTTGCACAAACACACGATTACTAACACCCAGTGCCGAATACGCTGCCAACAGTCCGTATTCGTTGAGTTCGTAACCATTGATTGGCGTACCAGCTGTGGTCTTGTAGAAGAATGGATTGCCAAATGTAGCAGCCAAATCTCGTTGACTGGTCATTAAATAAACACGGTTAGCATTGGCTTCCAATGTTCCTGGAGCAACACCAACTCCGGCAGCACTGGTTTTGTTCTGTGCTGTTGCAATTAAAATGTACGGTACTGAATTGGTAGCGGCAGGGATGTACTGACTCTCGTCAATGATCGTTACTTCTACGCCTGGGGATACTAATGCCATGGTTAAATCCTTTTTCTAAGTTACTAATATTTAGCACCTATGCAGAAAAAACGCGATCATTACACCCTTTGCCAAAGGTTTTCACACTAAATACACCATGGAAAGACCTTTATGTCCTGCTTGTAATCAAAGATTGTGTGCTGTCAACTACTACCGTGATGGCATGCCACACTATAGAACACGATGCGAACACTGTATAAAGAAACAACGGCGTGTAAAGCCTCCAGTAGCACGTTGGCAATCAGCTGGCTATAAGAAAAAAACCGCATGTGATCGATGCGGCTTTAAATCAAAGTATTCAGCACAAACGCTGGTGTATCACGTTGATGGCAATTTACATAACACTGCGCTGCCTAATTTGAAAACTGTATGTTTAAATTGCACAGTTGAACTGAAGAAGTCAGACTTGCCGTGGCAGCCGGGTGATCTGCTACCAGACCAATGACCTGTGCATACAGGTCGTCAAAGCTGTAGTTGTTGTCCAGCACTGCATCAAACTCAGTGCCAACCCAGGCAGTCTCACTAGGGTGAATTTTTAACTTTTCCAGTTGTTGTTTACTGGTTGCCCAGTACATGTTTCCGTTTGGACCGCGATTTACGCTGGCTGCTGCCTCAAACCATTCGGGCTCTGGCCCACGTACAATACGTACCACGCGGCCGCCGGCCGCTTTGATTGAGCGAATTTCATTGGGAAATCTACAGTCGCTGATTACCACGTTGTCCTGGCTGTTACGCAGTTTGTTTTCCAAGCTGGCAATCCAGATATCATCATGAAATCCACGTCGACATACTTCTGTACCCCATTGCTGTAGTACCCAACGCGGTGTTAATTCTGGAATTCTCAATCTGGCTGCCCACCAAGTATCCACCTGCTCACGCCACTCTCTTGAATGAGCAGTACGGCCTTCCAGCATGGTTCTATCCCAGCCAAATACCTGTGCTACTGCATCCTTTAAACTGTTGGCAAAACTTTCCCTGCGAAATCCGTGTACATTGACAAGATAGTCGGCCGCAGTGTCTTTTCCGGATCCAATAAATCCGCAGATTCCAATGATCATTTCAGTGCCTTTATATTGAGATGTTGCAGAGTTTGTTGTAGCATGCCGATCTGCCTGCGACAGTCTTCCAGTGCATGGTGTGTGGTGGGCGGAACAGGTAGATCGGGCCACAAAGAAAATACCGTGCGACTGTCTCGCACTTGATAGTACTTCCAAGGCAAGGGCTTGCGGTAGCTTTTGTAAGCATGCTCTAGAATGTTCATATCGTAAGTGGGACCTTGACTCCATACCAGTGTTGCGTGCCAAATTAACCGACCCAGTTCATCCAAGGCCTGATCTAAGGGAATACGGCCCTGTTCGCCAAACGCTTCTTCTCTGGCATGTGCTGGCTGTGTGGCCCACCACTCAATGGTGCTGTCATCTATAGCACGGGTTTCTTGACTTTCCAAGGTGACTCTAGCATAGTAATGTTGGTCATAATGGCCTGATCCAAACGGGTCAAACGTCTGGGCCGCAATGGTCAGTATGCAGGTGTCAGGACCAGTTGCTAGTCCTTCTAGGTCAATCATTAAGTGTGCCATGTGTTATTATAACACAGCACTGACTAGAATGCAATCTTTATATTAGCCGATTACCCAGCTAAGTGGCTGTGATCCATCCACGTAGTTTTTAAGATCATCCATTAGCTTGTCCATCTGTGCCTGGGCTTCGGTTTTCATAGCAGCACCATTTAAGGTTCCGCCGCCCTGTGGGCCTGCAATGGTACCAAATTTCTCACGGGCTTCACCAATGATCATTTTACAGTTGGCCACCATGTAGTCACGTATCCATTGGCTGATTTGAAAGTCACTCAGCAGGTTGAATTCGGGTTTGAGATTGTAGGTCCATAACAGCACATTTTCGCCAGTACCTTTTGGATCACGAATAATCTGCAATTTCTTAGTGACTGGATTCCAGGTAAAGTTCATATAGCCGCCAAACATACGTGCGGCCAGTTCAACATACTGGCTGTAGAAGTCGTATGTGGCTAAACCTCCGGCTACATTGAAGTTCATTAGATATACGTTAACACTAGCTTGAGAGAAAGGATCAAAGTTTGATGAAAACGGACCAGCTGCATCGCCAAAAGTTCTCCGGAAAATCTGACGAACCTGTATGGTTTCCTGGGGCAATGTGTAGATGTTTACGTCCCGGACCAATTCCATAAAGGTGTAACTTTCTTCATATGCGCCCTGTGCCCGTTGGCGATACACGCCTAGTGTTTTTTGGTATGCGGCTTCGTAATGCTCTGCATCCAGTTCAATATCAATGATCTGTGAGGCCAGTTGTAACTGCACGTATTCGATGAGATTTTGTTTTAGTGTGTTGAGACTTGACTGTTCTTCAATTGCCATCATAAACTCCGTTGTTTATATTTATGGCTTTGATTGAATCTGCTTTGATGTTAAATGTGCTGGTTGAATTCTTTGCTTTGTTAACTGACACTATGGGCAGAGCTTCTATATTTTCTGGACAAAACTTGCATTGTCCAATAGCATCATCAATTCTATCAATAAATTGTTGCCCTCGTGTATCAAAATCGTCGATTGTGAGTGGTTGGTATTTGCGTAACCCGCTCAACAACTGACGGTCTGAATCAGAAAGATCAAACGGATATTGTTTATCAAATTCTGGTAACAGTCCAACAGGTCCACACTTGTACAACTTTGCCCAGATAAAATGATAGCTTTGAAACTTTTGAAAACCACACTTTTCGTGTGCTATGATTGGATCACTTTGATGCAGGGTGAGCCGACCTTGATCATTGGTCACTATGGCTGATTTATTAAACTCTGTGTACACCCAAACATGTACATGCACACCATTGCTGTCAATAAACGCATAGTCTGCACCCCAGGTTGCTTTGGTGCCGTCAGGCTTGAGTGCCGCTTTGCCTTCATAAAAGGCTACGTCGCCTCTGAGAAACTTGCGTATTTCTTCAAAGTGACGTGGTAAATCGTTGATGTTATGTACACTGACGCCTATCCAATTGCCATCCTCTTCCCTGTAGTTTAACAGTGCTTCGTACAGGCCAGGCACATGGTTTAGTCGAGTGCCATTGGTCAGTACATTTACTTTCTTACCCCATAAACGGTTGAGTCCGATGATCCAGTCGCATATGGTTGGATTTAACAACGGCTCTCCGCCCAGTATAGTCACTCGTTGCAGTCGAACTTTTGTTGCCCACTCAGTGTACTGTTGTTCATAGTCACTCCAGCGTTGCCATCCTTTGAAGTTGTAGTCATTGAATCTATTGCATTGATCGCAAGTTAAATTGCAAACATTGGTTATGTAAAACTCAATGTTTGGAATGTACACCCGAGGGTCGTTGGGTGTATCATCTGGAAAGTGGGGTGGATATCGCATCCATTACTTACCAACTTTTAAGTATGATCAAGTTCTCTGTGCCACGTCCGTTAAACGGTGTTTCTGTGGTGGTCAGATCTTTGTAGATTTTCCTGGCAGCTGGCTTGCCTGCGGCTCCCATAGCTTTGAGAACATCTGCCGGTTTGCGCAGAGTTTTTTGCTGGCTGTCCACAGTACTAAATCCAATAATTGAGTTGCTCTTTACAGTGAATGCCTGTGTGTGGCTGTCAGCCACCAGGTGGATCAGTTTACGTTTCTTAGTGTCATACAACCAGGCTTCTGCTTTGTCCACTAAACTTGCGGCTGGCAAGCCTTTGAGTTTGAGTTCGGCAAATTCCATCACATGCTTGAACTTTGCGGCACGTTTCTCAGGTGGCACTGCTCGAATCTTGCGTGGCTTGCGTTCAACTTTCTTAATCTGCACATAAGCACCACAGTCCGAAATCACCAGTTCGCAGAACTTTACACAATTCCGTAACTGTACCTTGCTCAAGAAACCATAGCCCTGCACCAAGTCCGCATCCTTGCCTGCCACTGCGGTATCAAACTCTGTCAATTTGCGTGTCCAGATTTGTTTGATATCGTTCACCATTTGCGGAGCAATGTTTAGACTACGCATCAGCACCACAGGCTTGTAGTCTGCGTTTAATTTGGCACCACCTGTGATGAACTCGTCAAACAAGCCGTCCAATTCACCTGCACATTCCGACACCTTGTCACGCAGTCGGTCTTGGATGGTAATTTTTGGCACTGCATCTTCGACCACTGCTTCCTCTACCGCTTCATCCTGTTTGGAGTCCAGTATCTCTTTAAGCAAGTTATCCAATTTAATCTGCTCCAGCTCGGTGAGTTCCAGGCCCACCATGCTCATGCGGCACAGCCAGCCTGTGGTCAAACGAATCGAGCTGTCTGGAATGCGTTTGAGTGTGCGCACATCTACTTTACGGCCGTGAGTTTCCAAATAATTAACAATCATTTCACGTGCATCTTTTTTGCCGTAAAAGTAATTGTACCAAGAAAATGCATGACTGAAGGCACTGATACGACCTTCTATAGGTTGTGTCTTCCAAGTGGGTTCCATGCCCATGGCATTGGTATCTGCACTGCGTGGGTTCAGGGGTTTGACGGGCTTAGTTGCAATCATATTATTCCTTACTTAGTTTTGGGCAAGTTTTTTACAGCGTCAAAAAGTTTAGCGGCACGTTTAACATCAAAATTTTTGTGCTTGTACATCCAAGCCTTTTTGCGTTCTGCTACTTCCAGTGCTTCTGCCAGTTTCCATTTAGTGTCAAAGTCCACTGTCATTATTATACGGCTCATATCCACAATGTCCAGTGCATACTCCACCCATTTTTCTGTGGCTTTTATTTTGTCATAGGGCTGTATAAAACCCTTGCCTTTTGGGCCTGTGTACTTTGTTAAAAAGTTAACAGCTTTCATAACTGCTCCTATAGTGAACAAGTATGTATTATAGCAGTGATTGAGTTTGTTGTCAATCACTGCATCAGGTGCTGTTTTTAGAATACTGTGCCGCAGAACTGCTCGTAATCGTAGAATGCAACCAAAGTATTATCTTTAAAATACACCGTAATGCCACCTAAATCCTCGCGAGCATCCCATGCTGTCTGTTCCAAAATGACGTTGGTTGCACGTACCTCTAGCTCATCCATTAGATCTTCGCCGGTGTCATTGTAACTTTGCATGGCTTCTGCTGAATAATCTATAGTGTATACTTTAGTATTATTAATTTGTGCGCTTTGTGCATCTGTTAACATGGTGGCTCCAGTTGTTGTTAAGTCCTAATTATAGCAGTTTGAAAATATTCAGTCAACCAGCACCATAAATAACGTATGCCAAGACTCAGCCTATATCGTCCCAATCGCACTGCCGACTACAAGTTTCTAGACAGAACCATTGCAGAAATGTACACTGTTGGCGGCCTAGACATATACATCCACAAGTACATGGGACCAGCAACCGGAGACCCGGGCGATGCAGATGCTACCTTGCCTGTTTACGACACTCAAAATCCCTTATTCATTGAAGATCTGTTGTTGCTAGAAAACCGTGATCGTCAATACGATCCAGATGTGTATGTACAACGTGGTGTGTACCGTGTGGCTGACATTGATTTTGATCTTACACAGTTTGGCCTGTTCCTAAACAACGATACCTTGTTCATTACATTCCATTACAATGACATGATTGATACTCTGGGCCGAAAGCTCATGGCCGGTGATGTGATAGAAATTCCCAATTTAAAAGATTATCATCCCCTGGATAAAAGTCTAGCCAAAGCATTACCGCGTTGGTATGTGATTCAAGACGCGGCATTTGCGTCAGAAGGTTTCAGTCAAACCTGGCTGCCACACCTGTGGCGAGTCAAGGCCACTCCCATGGTCAATGCTCAAGAATACAACAGCATTACCAAACAGGCATTTGAACCCAATAACCTTTGGGATCCAGGCAACTATTATCCTGCCGGTACCATTGTGAACAATGGTGACAAGTATTACACTGCTGCCGGCAATGTGCCGCCTGGCACAGACATAACCAATACCAGTTACTGGACAGAAAAGACTCCAGACACCATTGCAGAAAAAACTTCCACACGCACAAAAGACCTAGCACTGAACGATGCAATTTTAGTACAAGCAGATGTAGAAGTTCCACTGACTGGGTATGACACTGTGAAGTTTTATATTCTTCCCACCACAGAAGACGGACAGCCAGCACAGAGTGGGCTAACTGCAGATCAAACACCGCCCACTGTGGACGGTACTCAAGGTGGCCAAGGTCTTACTCCAAGCTCAGACGGTTACACAATTGGCTACTTGACCGGAGATGGCATTGCTCCAAACGGATTACCTGTGACTCCGGGGGTTAGTTTTCCAGCAACGCCGGCTGTTGGCGACTATGCACTACGATTAGATTACTTTCCAAATCGCCTGTTCCGCTACAACGGAACAATCTGGATCAAGATTGAAGACAGTGTTCGCATTAAGCCTGTG